ATTGATGTTAATGAAAAAGTAGTGTTTAACACAAAAACAGTAAAAATGTTAACCACATTTAAAGGCATTTAATAATGAAAGACAATGTAATAGTAATTCTCCCGATCCTTTGCTGTAGTAATTGTATGGTAGGTCCAAACCATACAAACTTTTGTCCTAAAAGTGATAACAGTGTTTTTGTTTGTAAATGTTTTGTAGGTAAGGAAAAATAACATGAGTAAGATTAAATTAAAACTAACATGGTATACAGCGTTCGAATCAGAAACTGAACTGCAAGAATTTTTAGATGAAGTTGCAGGCATTCACGCAAGACGTTATGGAACTAATGTTGCTCACAAAGCTCTTACGGAAGATGGATTTTATGATGGGCGTGTAAATTTTATACGGACAGATATTACTCGTCCAAAATCACAATGAAACTTAATCAAATGTTAATGTTTTGGAAATTACAGGAAAAATAATGAAATTAGGTGAATTTATAACATTTATTGAACTACAAAATAAAATAACAAAATCATTCAATGTTATTACTACAGGAAAGCACGATTACAAAACATTAGGTAAGGATCCTAATGCTCAATACAGATTATCAAGACTGATTGTAAGTAATGATAGTTATGAAGCACAAATAATCTTTAGTGCAAGTACTGTAAACAGTAAGATAACTTATAAAATGTTAAACTGTGATATCTTTATTAGGGAAGATTGGTTATCATCTCGTTCATTATTCATTAAGAATGCTAATATGCATAAAATTGTTGAATATATACTGGAAAAACAATGACATGAAAGAACTTGAATTTGAAAAGTTATTAACATTCTGGTCTCTCAAAGGCAAAATATCAAACACAATAAAATTAGGTAAAAAAATAATTAATGGTCGTAAGGGTAGAAACAAAGAATTTACAATTACCACAAAGGATTACAAAGTTGAAGTTCTGTTTATGAAATGGGAAGATCCAGTTGAGTACGATGTGCTAAAAGCTGATTTCCAACATAATAGCACCGGCCTATGGGTTTTATACGCCGGCGAAAATGCGGTAAACAAATTAAATGAACTTTAGTAAAGTAAAGCTGATGGAACAATATCTTCGTGATCATTATCTAATGATGTGTCACGTTTAATATTATCACGCACATAAACAATACCTTTATCTTTTCTAACATCCATTTTGGAAACACCCATATTATGATTATAAGCATAGTCATAAAATAATGCTTCAGGTCCTACTTCTGCTGGATGATCTGCAACTGCGATTGAGCTCATTGCTAACATTGTAATTAAAATTAAAGTTTTCATAGTTTTCTCCTTTTCTATACTAATATTTAGTGCATCTATATTAGAAAAACACTAAGTAGATATACTTGTCTTTATGTGTTTAATACTTAGATAAGCAGTCAAACGCATATTTTTCGTAAATCCCTGTTCAAAATTACACCAATTTGGTCCAACATTATGAAAATAATAAATATAAATATAGATATGCCAAGATTATTAAATGTTGAGGTATCGTCATAATTAACTAAAGGATTTACAATGAGATTAAGTTTATATCGCCCAAATAAAACTAATGATTACAGATTTTTGGACAGACGTATTCGTGAACAATTCACCGTCGGCGGTATGGATATTTTTATCCATAAATATATGGGGCCAAAATTAAAGGAAGGTGAAACTCCCTCGGATGACGATATACTTAAAATACAAGATTTATTATTTCTTGAAAATCGTAATAGGGAATATGAAGATGATATACGTATTATCAGAGGGGTATATCAAGTTCAAGATTTAGAATTTGATTTAAGCCAATTTGGATTATTTGTAATGGGTGATAATCTTCATATTCAATTTCATTATAATGACATGATTGACTTAATTGGACGGAAACTCATCAACGGTGATGTTATAGAAATTCCAAATTTAAAAGATTACGACCCACTGAATACTTCACTAGCCGCCGCACTACCTAAATTTTATGTAGTTCAAGATGGCGCATTTGGCGCAGACGGATTCTCACAAACCTGGTTACCCCACATTTGGCGTATTAAAACAGTCCCCCTTAAAGGAGGCCCTGAATATGCGGATGTGCTTAATAAATGTATAAGTGAAACGCTTCCACCTCCAATTGACGGAACACCGGAATCTACAGATGATTGTTGTACCTTAGGGGATCTAATCTGCCAGCATAATAAAAACATTGCTATCAATGATAATATTGTATGGGAAGCTGATCAAGCTGTACCACAAAGTGGGTATGATAATGATAAATTCTTTATTTTAAAAGAAGAACAAGATAAAACGATTGATGTAGTACGAGCTGATAATAGTATTATTACTGTGGACAGTGAACTTGTAACTGCGGATAATGCATTACCACAAATTCTAAGTGATGGATATGCTGTGGGATATTTAACAGGGGACGGAATGCCACCAAACGGACAGGCTGTTACTAAAGATGTTTCTTTCCCATTGGATGCGGGTGCTGGGCAATATGTATTACGCATAGATTATGTTCCAAATCGTTTATTTAAATATAATGGTAAATTATGGGTATCAATAGAGGATAATGTTAGAACCGATATGTACTTAGGTCACACTGTTAAGACTCAGCGTAGTGGATTTGTTAATAATGACGATACAGTTGTAACAACTGATAGAGGTGTTATTCCAAGTAGACAAGCCCTATCTAAGCTATTAGAACCCAAAGAAGACAATTAAAATGCGTAATGTCCTTAGTAGTAATTGATAAATACTTAGAAGAGTAAGTTCGCTTACTACTATTGGATTTTTAAAATTCCAATTACAAACATTAAGGAAGTCAATCAATGTCAGAAGTAACAGACGGAACTCATACCCCGGGATTCAATATAAATGATCCAGCACCAAATGAACAACGAACTCAGGATTATTTTTACGACGGGCAAATAAGACGGTTTCTGACTCAGTTTGCTCGTATGTTTAGTAACTTTCAGGTTAATATAGGTACAGAAGATATTCCTACGTTAGTGCGTATACCAATTAAATACGGTGATGTTAGTCGCAATGCGGCCAGTATTATTGCTGACAACTCAAATAACAGTATACCATGTGCTCCTCAATTTTCATTTTATATTAACTCATTGACTTACGATAGAAAAAATCTACAAGAACCATTTCATGTTAATAAGAAAGTAATACGACAACGAAAATGGGATGATGGAACACAAACTTATGCGGAAACACAAGGAAATGCGTTTTTAGTTGAACGCCACATGCCAGCACCTTATATTTTAGGATTGACTTTGGATTTTTGGAGTACCAATAATGATACTAAGTTACAGGCAATTGAACAAATAACTTGGATATTTAATCCATCACTTGAAATTCAGAGTACAGATAATTATTTAGATTGGACTAGTTTAAGTACAGTTGAAATTGATCCTCAAATAAAATGGACAAGTAGATCGGTTCCTGCTGGAACACAAGGGGATGATGTTATTGATATTACTTCTATCAACTTTACTTTACCAATTTGGATTAGTCCTCCAGCTCGTGTTAGTAAAGGTGGTATCATTCATAAAATTATTGCTAATATATATGACGATGCGGGTGATATGATTAATGCTATCCAAAATGACGATATTTTATTAGGGACAAGACAAAAGATTACCCCACATGGTTATCAAGTTCTTTTAATGGGTGATAAATTACAATTATTAAGACAATCTAATCCTGCACACGTTTATAATAAGGGTTTAGATCCTGTACCTGAACAAGATAGCGATGTCATGTGGCATCCAACAATAGACGAATACGGAGTTTTAAATGAAGGTATTTCACAAATTCGTTTAGAAACTGAGGGTGAGATTGGCAATAATGCCAAAGAAATATTAGGTCTAGTTAGTTATACAGGAAATGATGGAAATTTACTACAATTTGATATAGATCCTGATACATTACCATTTAATACATTAACTGCTGTAAATGCTGTAATTAATCCATTGAGAAGCGGCCCGCCCGAAAGTAATACAGGAACAAGATATTTAATCACACAAGATATAGGTAATAGCATGGATAATAGCCTGGCTATTGCCTGGGCACCCAATGGGAACGAATTAGTTGCTAGTGCCAACGATATTATTGAATTCGATGGAACAAATTGGTTTGTTGAATGGAAAGCAACATCAGATAGTATAGAATTTGTAACAAATTTAACGACTACAATTCAATATAAATGGAATTTAGAAAGTTGGATTAAATCATATGAAGGAATTTATTTGCCAGGCGAATGGTCTATAGTTTTATAATGAGAACTAATTATGTTGTCCAATAGTATTGTATCGGCTGTTGGTATTTGGTTTTTTTGTATTAAGACAAGAAGACACTTATATCTAATGCGTAACGATAAAAAGTATAACGAACAATGGGCATTACCCGGCGGCAAGATTGAAATAGGCGAAAGTTTAATGGAAGCAATTGAGCGTGAATGTGTTGAAGAGATGAGTTTCATGCCTGATTATATTAAAATTATCCCCGTTGAAAAATTTACAGCGGACGGTAACTATTTCTCTTATCATACATTTTTTTGTCTAGTTCAAGAAGAATTTGTTCCTGTATTAAATCATGAACATATAGGATATGCCTGGATAGATAGCGGAACAGTTCCCAAACCATTGCATCCCGGATTTTGGAACACATTAAAAGATGAGAGTATCTATAATAAAATAGATACCCTCACTGCTTTATATACTTAAAGAATCTTAATTTTTAAATTTCCATCTATTAATGAATTAAATCTGATTAAATTCAAATCATACTGTGAAAATGTATAATCTGTTCCTGGAATTGCCATTTCATTCTTTAGATTCCCATCATAATTCAATGTAGCTGAATTAAATTTAGATGTGTTTTTACTAGGATTTTCCATTATAACACTAAAATCCATATTTGGTCCTCCAGTTAAAACTAATTCGTCGTCTGACAGAATATGCATTTCCCCACTTGTTAATATATTATTATTATTATAAGATGTTTCAACTAATGCCTGAAACATATTATTTGATTGAGCATCAACCCAATTATCACTTACTGGATTTGCTATTTCATAATTATAAAAAGTTGTTCCATATACTATATATAATACATCTCCTGCACCATTTAGTGCTGCATAACCTCCTAGTGTTCCTGAAATATCTAAAGTTTTGGATAATGTTGCTCCCACTAAATCAAAATTTGTTGGTAAATTATACTGATCCACCGCTATACTAGATCTTACAATATATAATGAATCGCCTATTGGACTTAATAATATATCTAATGCATTATCAGTTCCGATACCCAAATAAGTAACATATACCGCAGTTGTTATATCCCATGGTGTTGATAAA